TAGAATTAGCAAAAGAAAAGAATAGATTATTTGCTATAAGTCGAGATGAAGAAAGACAAAAGGAACTAGCACAAAGAATTGAAGAATCTGAATATTTTAAAAATCTAGCGAAAGGAAAAACATCAACTCAAAAAAGTTCATTATCATTTGGATTATTAAACACAATATTAACTTTATTAATTGATACAGAAGGGGGTGAATAAAAAGATGGTACAGAACAATACTGAAATCGCACAAACCGATAACTCGGGAGTTTCTGATTCGAAGCTGGGTCTTATTGATGAAGCAAGGAATGTAAATTCATCTCTTGAAGAAAATCTAGATAAGTTTAAAGAATTATTAGATAGGCAAGAAACAATGAAAATCCAAGAACAACTAGGCGGAAAAGCAGAAGCTGGAGAATTTAAAGAAGAAAAAAAGCAAACAGATCTAGAATATGCAAACGAAGTCATCGCAGGTAAACACAATGATTGATGAGCCAAAAGATTTAGAGTTAAAAATAGGTACAGAATTAGAATCTAGATGGACAAAGATTAAAAAAGGATCAGAAGAAAATGTAATTAATGGGGAAATAGACATAGAGATCCATAAATTAATTATAGAACTAGCCGAAAAAAAGATAGAAGAAGAACAAAACATTTAAATATATGAACTACTACTAAAATATATGGCAAACGAGGCAACATTACAATTCGAAACAGGGATACCTATACCTTTTACCGTAGCAGATGGAACAGCAATTCCAAAAGGAACATTATTAAAACTTACTGATCCTATGACAGCAATTATCACAAGCGGATCGGGAGATGCACTGGCAGGAATAGCAGCAGAAGCAAAAATAGCATCTGATGGGAATACAAAATTGGCGGTTTACATGGAAGGAATTTTTAGAATGACAGCAGGCGGAACAATAACAGCAGGAGATTCTGTGATGAGTGAAACAGGCGGAACTAACGAAGTAATTGTAGCAACAACAGCGAAGGAAGGAAGGGAAGTATTAGGCACAGCACTAGAAACAGCGGCAGATGGCGAAACATTTTTAGTACATTTAAATATCGGGGGGGGATCACCTAACGCATAATGGCAGAAGATGATTCAGTAACAGACGCACTTTGTGATAAGGAAACGGAAGAAGTAGTCGAAGAAGGAGATAGCGAATAATGGCAACAACAAGCGGAGAACAAGACATTAGAGGAATTGATATTGATAAGCTAGCAAAGGGTTTTGCAGATGAAGTTTTAGTTCTTAAACATCATGTTACAATCTCAACAACAGCAGCAAGAGAAATTAGATGGTATCAAAAAACAAGTGGGTTTTTAGATTCAACAGATACTACTGCAATCACAGATTCACAAATCGCAAATACATCTTTTAGATCACAGCCAGTTGTAGTAGAACAAAGCTGGACAAGGCAAACAAGTTATGTAAGAAAATATTTTGTAGAATCGCCGCTAATTTCGGAAGAAGATATTAAAGATACAGATATTGATATTCTAGCAACAAACATTAGAGATCTAGTAAGAGCAGTAGCAAACCAAGTAGATAAAAGATTATATAATATTATTACAGAAAATTTAAGCCCTGTAAATATTAACACAACAGCGGCGACAGCTGATGGCTGGGACGACGCTTCAACAGGAAATCCAATACTAGACATTATGGTAGGAAATCAAAAGATTCGTGCAAACGGATATGATGCAAAAGAAGTAATATTATATATAAATTCAATAGAACATAAAAATCTATTAAATTATTTAATAAATGTTAAAGGATCTAGTATTCCTAGTTTTTCAAGTGAAAAATTAAAAACAGGAGTAATCATGGAGATTTTAGGAAATCAAGTAATTGTCTCAGAAAATGCAGTAACAGATTACGCACTTCAATTTATTCCAAAAAGAGCTTGTACATGGAAACAATTTATGCCAATAACTTCTGCGGTAGTAACCGAAGTTGGAATTGGAAGAAAAATTAGAGTATGGGAAGAAGGAGAAGGGTTATTAACTGATCCAAAATCTGTTCATTTAATAACTGACACCGTAGCTTAAAATGACACCATTAGAACTAAGCATTGTTGGCGGATTTATCATATTAAATACAATTTTAAATAAGTGGAAACTAAAATAAAATGACATTAGAAAACGCAAAAAAATTATACAAACACTATATGGACACAGGCCAGACAGCAAAAGCCGAAAACATAAGAGCAAGAAGGCGAGAAATAGTAGAAAAGCCAGTAGAAAAACCAAAGGAGAAAGCAAAAGATGGGAAGAAGTGAAAGGGATATAGTTCCGGCAGCATGGACAACAAGTAATGTATCAGAAGATAGATCTATTGATGCAGATGCAGCAGTCGGAGTAATTGGCGACGGATTATGCACATTAATTGAAGATTTAAAAAAACAAGGCGTTTTAGTTTAAACAATAATTATATAAAGTTTATTTCTCTTCTAAATTTATGGTTAGTGAAGGCCCCGCAACAAGTGGAGAACAAGGTATAAGTAAAAAATATCCAGCAGTAGATGGACTTATAGCGGGATCTACAAATCAAGTAGGGAAAATATTAAATCTTGAAGTAGAACAAGAATCACTTGTCTATGAAAGATACAAGGTAGGTATAAATTAAAATGGGGGGAAAAGGTAGCGGAAGAAAAAGTGCAACTGATAGTTTAATTAATAATATTCAAAAACAAAATCCAATAGCACATGACGGATCAACGGAAGCTATGTTTCTTCCAAATCATTCCGGAGATCACTCGGCGGGAAAAGTAAGAACAACACCCACCCAAGATCTAGATCTAGTTAATAAAAAATATGTTGATGATGCAGCTGGGGGAGGCGGTAGCCCATGGACAACAGATTCTAACGTAGTTAATCTTAACACAGATACAGACAGCGTAAGTATTGGAAGTGCAACAGCAGGGGGAAAACTATTTATTGATGGAGATGCAGACGAAATCCAATTACAAGTACAAGGACACTCTACACAAACAAATAATCTAGTAGTATTTGAAGATAGTGCAGGAAACGATATAACTACATTTAGATCAGCATTAAGTGGAACAGCATCAACATCAAATTTTATGAATATAACTGGAACACTTCCAGCCAGCCCATCAGCTTCCGCAGTCGGCAGCTTCATAAATATAACAACGGGATCAGGAACAACAACAGAAGGCCTTGTTGGTTTTAGAGTAGATTTAAACGCAGGATCAACAGGGGAAGGGAAATATGTGGGTTTAGAATTTATCAATAGAGCAGCAGGAACAGGAACGACACTTAACGTCGGATCAACAAGCACACCTACTTTAAATAGTGGTATAAGAGGTTTTGCACAAGCAACGACAACAGGATATAACGTAGGAGCTTACACGGAAGCACTAGGGGGAAATTTAAATCTAGGATTATATGGAAAAAGTGTTAATGCAAAAAATTCAGCAACAAATATCGGGGTTTTAGGTAACGGATTAAACACAGGAACATCACCTATACAAATAGGGGGATATTTTTCTTTGGATAATTCAACTCCAAGCTTTGAAAGTTCAGCATTAATCTGTGATAACGATTCGCAAACCTCTCCCATTTTTGTTGCAAGAGATGGGGGAACAAAAGTATTTATAATTAAAGATGGGGGAAATGTGGGAATAGGAACATCTACACCCAATACAACCTTAGATATTGATGGGGGAATCTCTCTACCCATAGTAACAAAAACAGCCAACTACACGGCAACGATAAACGATCACACTATAATATGTGGTAGTGATGGGGGGGGTTTTACGATAACATTACCAAGTGCAAGTTCTGCACATAATTCAACTGATGGAAATGGTTTAATATTAAACATAAAAAACAATGGAAGTATGTTAAATGATATAACCCTTGATGGAGCAGGAGCAGAAACTATTGATGGATTAACGACGCAAACAATTAACGACGGAACATGTTTAACTATTCAAAGCAACGGAACAACATGGTATATTATAGGAAATTATTCTACTGGAATGTTATAAAAGAAACATTTAAATACTCACACACACTCTATATACAGGGATAGACGTAAAACACTATAATCTGTGTAAAGACATAATCACTTTTTTTCATCGTCTATCCTCGAAGTAAGTAAGTGTAAGGGGGAAGTAAGTAAGAAAATGGAAATTTATTGTAAAATAATAGAAGTAAAAAATGCGTTGGGAAAAACATCTAATAATCCCTATCATAGAGTTATCACAGATAAAGGATCTTTTAATTGTCATGAGCCAAGCGTTATTGAAGATTTAAAACCTTTTATCGGCGGAATGTGCACCCTAGCAGTTAGAGAAACCCCAAAAGCAGATGGTAATGGAACATGGAAAAATGTAATTGGTATTAATAAAGATACAGATGAAGCGAAATCTAAATTAATTATTAACCACCCTAATAACCAAAACACCCCTTCGATTCCAGTGGAAGATGTTGAATCATATCAACCACGAATTGATGATAAAACGATTTGCATACTGGTAAGTTATGCGAAAGATTTGTACACAAGTGCAGGCAATCGTGATCTAGAAGGAGATGTACATCTAACGCCCGAAGAATGTGTCGGCGTTGTATCTAAGATGTATAAAGATATGGCCAAAACCGTAAATAATTGATTATTTAAGCCAGTGGTTAGCCACTGGCCTTTTTTTTTATACTTAATGCCCCAAAAAACAAAGAATTGGGGGGATATTAATAACACCCCCC